AGCCTATCGCCGCGCACGGGTAACGGCGCGCTATTCGGCGGAGGCGCGGGGCGGGACCGGCGGCGCAGAGGACAGCTTTGTCCGCTCTGAACACGCGCGCCAGCGCTTCGAGGAAAAATTTCGCGCTTTGCCGAGCCGCACGCGCGCGGTCGTACGCCTGTGTGTCGTTGAAGACGAATTCGTTGGACGGAGTCGAATGGAACGGTTGCGGTGCGGGCTGGATAAGCTGGTTGAACTGCATGAGCAGAAGAAAGTTATACAAAACGATACAAAAAGTATTGACGAGCGCGCTATCGTTTGATACAAAAGTCTCATGATCGAAAATTCTGTCCGGGACGCGAAAGCGGTTCCGCGCTCTACGCAAGCCGATCCGGATTCCGGGTCGGCTTTTTTATTGGAACAAGCCGATGTTTCGCTGGAACAACAGAGCTTGCGTGGGATTGACCTGTTCAAAGCAGCGCTGGCGAATGGCAACCTGACCGCAGCGGCATCGGCGCTCAAGCATCTCTCTGAACTCCACGGCCTCAATCGACCCAAGGATCAGAGCGAAGCGGCCCAAGCGGGGGCGCTGGCGGCGTTATCGGATGAAGCGCTGGACGGGCTGATTGCGGAGTTGCGGGCGTGAGGGCTGAGCGGCTGCGCCTGGCCGCGCTGTTGATTGAACGCCACCAACGCCGAAAACGGCGGTTTGCGGACTATCACCCAACACCGCCACAGCGCGCCTTTCACGCCGCCGGCGCAGGGCATCGCGAACGCCTGCTGATGGCTGGAAACCAACTGGGCAAAACATGGGCTGGCGCGAACGAGCTGGCCATGCACCTGACCGGCGCCTATCCCGACTGGTGGCAAGGTCGCCGGTTTGAAGGCGCGATTCAGGCATGGTTGGGCAGTGTGAGCCAAGAGGTGAGCCGCGCCACGGTGCAACGGCTGCTGCTGAGTCAATCCGACGCTGATCCGCTGAATCTGCGGGGTTTGATACCGGCAGGCTGGCAGCGCGCCGGGGGGCTTGCGGGGGCAGATGAAGTGCTGGTGCCGCACCGGGACGGCGGGCAATCGACGCTGGCGTTCAAATCCTACGCCCAAGGCCGTGAACGGTGGCAGGGGGCGAGTCTGGATCTTGTGTGGTTCGACGAAGAACCGGCGCATGATGTCTATATGGAGGGGCTGACGCGGACCAACGCGACCGGCGGCTTGGTGTTTGCGACGTTTACACCGTTGTTGGGCCGAACGACGCTGGTGGAGCGATTCGTGGGACAGCCGCACGCGGACCGATCGCTCGTCACCATGCGATTGGAAGACGCCGCGCACCTGAGCGCAGAAGACCGCCGACGCATCCTCGCCAGCTATCCCCCGCACGAACGCGAGGTTCGGGCCAATGGGATCCCGGTTTTGGGGTCGGGGCGGGTGTTTGACGTGCCCGAAGACGTGGTCACGGTCACGCCCTTTGACATACCCGCCCACTGGCCCCGCGTAGGCGCGCTGGACTTTGGCTGGGACCACCCGACGGCGGCGGTTGAAGTCGCTTGGGACCGGGATCGAGACGTGGCCTATGTCCTGCGGTGTTATCGACAGCGGCATGCGACGCCGCAGGTTCATGCGGCGGTTTTGCTGGGTTGGGGGCGGGGCTTGGTGTGGGTTTGGCCCCATGATGGCTTGGCCCACGATAAAACCAGCGGCGTCACGCTGGCCCACCAATACCGCGCGCAAGGCCTGAGCATGCACCCCGAGCGCGTGACGTTCCCAGACGGGTCTAACGGCCTGGAAGCCGGCGTGATGGACATGTTGCAGCGGCTGCAAAGCGGTCGCTTGCGGGTGTTCAGTGGCGCGCCGGATTGGTTCGAGGAATACCGGCTGTATCACCGCAAAAGCGGTCAAATTGTCTCTGAGCGCGATGATCTGCTCTCGGCGACACGATACGCGCTGATGGGGCTGCGTCATGCGCGCACGACCAAAGATCAGAGCCGCCCGCATGCGCGGCGCGACGGCGGGGCTTTCAATCCGCTGGATTGGTAATTTTTCCCACTTAGCAAAAACTCAAGGAACAACCATGCCTTCATTCCAAGGAAGCGGCCTGCTGTCGCTTGCCGGGAGCCTTTATGGGGTCCACACGGCAACGGCTGCACTGCGCCAGAGCGCGGCGAGCAGCGCGGCTGGTATCGCCGAAGACCGTGCCATCATCGACCGAACCATCAACGAAGAAGACCGCCGGTTGGCAAAGGCAAAACGCCGGGTTGTCCGGGCGCAAAGACGCGCGCTCAACCGCGCCTTTGGCGGTGTCCGAACCGCAAATCCAGGCAGCACGGCAAACCCGGCGGCGCACGGGTTTCTGGCGCACAAGCGGGGGCAGGGGTGATGGCTTCTCGCTTGCTCGATGCCTTTCACCAAGCCAGCGCGGCGCGGAGCGGTTTTGAGGCCAGTTGGCGCGATATCGCAGCCTTGATCCATCCAACCCGCTCGCAGTTTCAGCGCAAAACCGGGGCTGCAGCCCGCGGCCAAGTCTATGACAGCACGGCGCTGATTGCCGCCGAGCAATTGGCGGCGGGTTTGTTCAGCGCCCTGACCAACCCGGCCACGCCGTGGTTTCATTTGGAAGCCGATGACCCCGAGTGGGCAGAGGCGGTTGAGACGGCGATGAATGCCGCCTTTAACGCGGGCGGCGGGGCGTTTTACACCGTGCTGCCGGATTTGTTCCGCGATCTGGTGTGCTTTGGCACCGCGATCCTCGCCATCAAACCCGGTCCCCGCTTTTTCGTTCGGCGGTTGGAAGATGTGGTGTTGGAAGACGACGGTGAGGGCGATATTGCGCGCGTTTTCCGGCGGTTCAAGCTGCGTGCGCCCGCCGCGTTGCAGCGGTTTGGCCCGCAAACCCCACAGGACGTGCGCCGCGCCGCAGAACGCGGCGAAGGGCAGTACGTTGGTCAGTTTATCGAGGTGACTGAACCGCTGCGCCACAAGGGGAACCAAGGGCAAAGCGGGCGTCAGGACGATTTGCTCGCGCCAACCGTGCAAATCACGGTCATTGATGCCCATTCGGGTCGGACGGTGGAAACGCGCCAGCGTTCGACCGCCGGTGAGCTGGTCCTACGCTGGTCCACGGCCAATGGCGGACCCTACGGTGACAGTCCGGCCATGCTGACCTTACCGGATGTTAAAACGCTCAACGCCATGTGCAAAGCCAGCTTGCTGGCGGCGCAAAAGGCGGTAGATCCCCCGATTTTGAGCGCGCATGAGCATGGTATGCGGGGGCTGAAAACCCACCCCGGCGCGGTGATTTACGGCGGTTTGGATGCCTCTGGTCGGCGGCTGTATCAGCCGTTTATGGACGGCGCAAACCTCGGTTTGTCACTGGAAATGGAACAGCAGCGGCGCGGGCAGATCCGCGAAGCCTTTTTCGGGCCACTGCTGGTCGCGGCTCACGCACCGGGCGAGACGGCCACCGCGTTCTTGGGACGGCAAGAGGAGAAAGCCCGCTTGCTTGCGCCCTATTTGGCGCGCTTGCAGTCCGAGCTGCTGGAACCCTTGGTACAGCGCACCTTTGGCGTGCTGTACCGCGCTGGGGCTTTGCCGCGCTACACGGGTTCGGCTTTGCACCCCGAAGTGCCGCGTGTCCGGCTGGTTTCACCACTGGCACAGGCGCAGCGGCTCAGCGAGGCCGCGCGGCATTTGCGGTTGTTGGATGGGGTTGCTGGTCTGGGTGTGGAGCGGGATGCCCTGGTGGATACCCCTTCGCTGGCCAAAACCATCCTGCAACAAGCGGGGTTGCCTAGCCAATTCATCCGTCAGGATGCCGCACAATGACGGCGGCGCTGCAATGGCTGAGCAACGCCTTTCCCGCCCTGCACGCGGCCCAAGTCGCCCGGGCCTATCGCCGGATTTTCAACCCACAGGACGGCTCGCGGGATGCGCGGCTGATCCTAGATGATTTGGCTCTGTACTGCGGTTTGCGGCGCACGGGGTTTGTTCCCGGCGCGCCAGACCAAACCGCCTTTAACGAAGGTCAGCGAGACGTCTTGCTGCATCTGTTGTCGCTGTCGGAGGTGCCGCCGGATGCGCTGTTGCAGCCTG